GAATAGGAGTGCTAAAACCGAACCAGCCCTTGCTTGCGTAGTCATAAAGCCGCTGTGCAAGATTGTAGTCAGTATGTCCTTGATACGTTGCGCCATAGACCGACGCTCTGGCAAATGCTTCTTGGGCATGTGTCTCATCTCCCCAGAAATACCTATCCTTCAGTGTCTCAAGTGAGAACACATTAAGGCTTTCTTCTCTGTCATAATTAATCTGGATACCTAAGTAATCCTGTACACCTACCTTACTTGTCACTAGGGTTCTCCAACATATACTGCATTAAGCGTTCTTCATACCAACGTGCTTTACGTAGGTCTTCAATAGGTTTCTTCTTGTATCTAAAGCGCCACATGTACTTCATGGCATTACCACGCAAGTAGCCAATGTACTCGTCATGTGTAAGCATCCCACGGATAGCGTCAATACATTCAAGGCCACCAGTATTGTAATGCTCCGGCTTGTCAACAGGGTCGTAGCTCTTAGCCATAGCTTCCTCAGAGAACCTTGGGTGGTGGTTAGGTTCGTTGTCATCATCATAGATACGGTTCCAAGCCTCAGCTATACTAGCTTTACTGTTGCGTAGTCTATCCCACTCTTCTGGTGTTGCGTTATCAATACTCATCCCATTCGTCTCCATTTGTATCTTCTTCAAACTGGTGTAGCCTGTTGATAAACTTATCCTCAAACCTGTCCAGCAGTTCTTCAGCAGAGATGTCTAGAGCCTCCACTAGGTCATCGACATCATACTGCCTCAACACTCTCTCCTTGATCTCATCCATTGTTAGTGACATGATCTACATACTCGTCAACTGTGTAAAATTCAAAACCTTCCTTGTGACACCACTGTCCCATCGTAATCTTAGAACCTTTCCTGACCTTCTTGTTGGGGTCTGACAGGACAAAGATTAACTTGATTGGCTTGATGCTATCACGTATAGACGTATACTTCTGGGTGTCTCCTGTCCTAAAGAATCCTTTAGTCTCAATGTAGTCACCCGTCTTCTTGTCCACAAAGTCTGGCTTGTACTTCCTGTGCATCACGTATGGTACATCATATGGCTCGTACAGATAGCGTTTCTTAGGCGCTGACTGTGCAAAGCGTTTCTCTAGTCCAGACCTGTAGATGCTCTGCTTACGTGATCTCTTGGACTTTAGGCTCATGTACCACCTCCGTTAAGAACCTTGGCCCGCTTGAGTACAGAAAAGTACGTAGCTCTGGATAGCATGAATGCTTGTACTGACAGTAGGAACAGTTTGCGGGTAATCGCATATTTCCACTTTTGCCGTCTGCTAATGGTTCCGCGCATACTGGTGGTATCTCCTCTGCCTCTACGAGCTTTTTTACGTGACGTATCCTTTCGGCAATGTCACCTTTGATGGTTCTATATACTGGTGCCTCTGTGTCCTCTAGATCGTACTTTAGGTACGTCAGGTGACCATTGGACTTGTCCATGACCAACCATCCGAACTTAGTTTCACCTTCTGAGTAGGCGTATGCCTTCAACTGGTCAACGTATCCAAACGGATCTTCGTAGGCTATAGCACCTCTCTTGAACTTCCTGAATCCGTAGGTACTTGCAGACTTGATGTCAGTCACGATACCGTCTATGCGACAGTCCATGTGACCAGTGATGCCCTCTACCTGACATACCTTCTGCTCATCAGTGATCGTGTGCCCCGACATGCGACACAAGAACAAGAGCATTTCCTCAATCAGGTGTCCGTACATGAACTTCACATACGTATGCCCTTGGATCTCCTCTCCTGCACTCGTGTCGTTGTAATGATGCCACAAGTACCTGTCATCTCTGCCTATGTTGGACAGGCGTAGCTTACGTCCGTCACGAGGCGCATCAGGCATGAATTCATTACGCATTAGCTGTTTGACAGCCTCTCCGAACTTGTCAATCTCTGCCTCAACGTCCACTGACTCATCAGCAGACTTTGTGGTCATCAGTTCGTAGATGTCATCAACAACTGTGTTAACTGTCTTCATTAAAATGTCCGTCCAGTATTTCTGTAGCGACAGGGTGTTGAATGTAGAACCACTCGCCCTTACGTTCATGTGACTGCGCTAGAAGCTCGTGTGCGGCCTTCTCAGCGGTGCGTCGGTCATCAGTATCATATGCCTTAATCAACTCATAGTCTCTGTAGGGAGAGCTAGTCTGATACTGCTTGAGCCTATCCTCTGCATCCACAGCCATCCCTACTTTACACCAGCCCGGAAATGCTGGGTTGACAATGATGTATACCTGCCCCTCCTTCATTGTCTCGTAGGCTCCCAAGGCGCTAAAGGCAGCGTCCCCTAGAGTCTTGTACCGTCCGGGCTTGTGCAGCGGATGGAACTTAGAGATTTCCTTACCGTTTACCCACATTCTACGGGCATCTCTAGCTTTTACAGCGTCAGGATTGTCCTTGTAGTACATAGGCTTGCCAGTTTTTGTATTAATCTTAGTGTGTTTCTGCCCAACTAGTTCCAATTTGATACTCCCCTGCAAGTTTGCAGTTTAGGTTAAAGTGTATACCTGCTGCCTCTAGACAAGAGACTGCAAGCTGCCCGAACTTCTCTGCTTGTAATGCTGGGACTTCGGTCTGGACTTCATCGTGGATGTTACCTACGATCTTATAATCCATACCCCATAGTTTAGCATACTTATCCAGAGTAATCAAGGCTTGTTTCATAACTAATGCACCGGCACTCTGCAATAGAGTATTCAGTGCTGCGTGTTCAGAGCGAATCCAGAGTCTCCTACCGTCTAGGCCATTGATCCAACCCTGTGCTGCCTCTTGTGCAACTCGTCCTTTAAGATTTGCATATGCTGGGAGATTAGACATAAATCGTTCTCTAAGCAGTCTACCAGCACCTGCGCCTCCTCCCGCCACCGTACCAAGTTTCGCGTCTCCTGCTCCGTACAGCAGTGCGTAGATGAAAGTTTTAGCCTGATCTCTTGATTCAAGTCCTGCAAGCTGCTGGTTAGCAGTGTGTATGTCTCCTCCAATGACCTCATTTGTGTAGTCCTCATCGTTCATGTAGTGAGCCAGCATCCGTAGCTCTAGGCCACTAGCGTCAAAACCCACAAGTTTATGTCCTTCAGGGACAGTCCAGCATCGTCGGCACTCCTCTCCATAGGGCGCTCGTGATGCCGGTACTTGCGCTAGATTAGGCTTGGCGTGTGTCATCCTGCCGGTTACTGCACCGTTAGTGTTGACCTGACCATGCACACGTCCTGTGTCCTCATCTACTGCGTCTATCCATGACTGCACTTGTGCTATGCGTTTCTGCACCATCAGGTACTCTGAGATCAGAGAAGCCTGTGGGATGCCGGTGATACCTGATAGCACCTTCTCGTCTACAATTGCCTGTCCAGTTTCTGTGAACTTACAGGGCTTCCATCCATAGTGTTTTAGATATCTGCCAATCTGCTGTCGTGAACCCAAGTTAAACTCAGGGTAGTCTACTCTAGAAAAAGGGCCACCCACGATCTCCCAAGAGTCGCCCAAGAACTTCAAACCTACGACAGAGATGGCTCCATCCTTTTTTACTTTTGGCTGTATCTCCTTTACAAATGTCGGTAGCGGTCTGAAGGCTTCCTGTACGGCATCCTCTAGATCGTATAGCTTTTCTCGTAGCGTAGCGACTAACTCAATAGCTCTACGGTTGTCAAGTAGCCATCCGTTGCGTACCTGCTGCTGTGTGATCTCCTGCACGTCATGCTCTAGCTCCACCGACTGCTCACTGAAGTTACGTAAATCCCACTCCAGCTTCTTGTACAGTGCTGCTGTAACCTCTACGTCACGTCGGCAATACTGCACCATCTCAGGCGATAGCTGCGACCAATCGCTGTGATCACCCTTGGGAAACTGGAGTCTCTCGCCCCATGCTCTCAGAGAGTGCCCACCGTCTAGCTGTGGATTCGCTAGGCGTGACATGACCAATGTGTCCTTCACACGTTCTTTGTTTATGTCAATGTCCCACAGACGCTTCAGGACAGGTATGTCGTAACCCAGTAGATTGTGACCTACTACGTCATCATGCCCTCTCAGAGCGTACTCTAGGGACTCAGCATCGTAATGCTCCTGTAGTTCACCGTCCTGCATGGTGACTACCACCCACACTTTCGTAGGCTTCAGACCATTAGTCTCTGCATCTAAAAAGATGGGACTAGAGTCCATTTGCTTCCTCCTGTGGTTTTGTTGTTTCAATCATCCTACCAGTGACCTTGTCGTACTTCAGCCAGCAGCAGGCACCCGTGAGTCCAGCGTAGCGATTCTTCAGGACACGCACTGTGGTTGTGTTGCGTCTTTCCTCGTTATCGTTCTGCTGATCTCTCTCCAAACCAATCACCATGTCGGACAATTGTGCGATGGACTGAGAGCCTCGTAGCTCACTAAGGCTGATCTGCCCACCGTCCTCGTGTGCCCTGCCCTGTGTGCGCTTCAGGTGAGACACGAGAAAGAGTCCAATGCCTAGCTCCTGCACCAGTGACCGTAGCTTGGTCATGATGGCGTCGATGGCTTTGCGCTCGTCACCATTCTCCTGCGCTGATACGACAATGGACAGGTGGTCTAAAATGATCCACTTGCAATCTAACGCTTTTGCCATGTAGCGCACGCGAGCCAACAGATTGTCTTCGCTTGTGCTGCCCCAGTGGTCAAACAGGTAGTACCGCCCAGTGCCCATAGTCTGCTCCCAGAAAGGGAAGGCAGCGTCAGGGTCTAGATCCTCCTCCAGATGCAGGGGACAGTCTGCCGCTATCGACATGATGCCAAGGGCAGTACGTGCTACGTCCTCCTCCAACGCTAGGATGCCTATGTTGTCCTCAGTAGCATTCAGCAGGTAATACTCTAGCTCCCGCACCATCTGACTCTTGCCCATACCTGAGCCTGACGTGATCGTCACTAGCTCGTAGGGTCTGAATCCTTTGGTGTGGCTGTTGAGTCCCTGCCACGGGTATGCTATACTCTGCACCTTGATCTTGCTGGTGAGGGCTTCCCATGTGTCACTACCGCTGATAATGCCGTCAGGCTGATAGACCTTGGCGTCCCACCATGAACTGGTGAAGTCCTTGATCTTGTTAGCCTGTAGCATGTCACTAGCGTCCTTCATAGGCAGCTTGACGATCTTCAGCTTGTTAGGGCTGAATAAGTCCTTGACATCCTCTACAGCTTGCTTACCGGCCTTATCGTTGTCGAAGCACACCACGATGTTGTCGTAACCCTCTAGCCACTCTAGCTGCTCTTTGATTTCTTTAGCAGCCGCAGATGCACCAGAACGCAACGACACGACATCATAGTTATTGCCCACCATCTCAGACACAGACAGGCAGTCCAGTTCACCTTCAGTGATCGTCAGGTACTTACCGCGACCCTTACACACCTGCTGACCGAACAAGCCGACACCCTCAGTGCTACCAGTGACAAAGAAGTCTTTGTTTTTCACTAGGCGTACCTTGGTGCCCTTGACCTCGTCGGTGTCGCAGGCGTAGTATGGGTAGATGTGCTTGGATATTTTACCCTGAGAGTCATACTCAACTGTCACACCGTACTTCTTGCACGTGTTCTGGCTGATACGTCTATCAGGAATATCTGCAATTACTCCTGTCAACTCTAGCTTCCTCCGCAGTGGTGTAGGTTCTACCGTGGTTTTGCCGTTGGGCTTGCCTACAGCGTGGCAGGAGAAGCAATAGCTCCCACCGTCGCTGTAGACTGCCTTAGCGTCAGATGAGCCGCACTGATCGCACGACTCGTGACCCATGAACTTAGAGTGCTGAGTCAACACCAGCCGCACCCATCTCTAACACACGAATACCGTCCATGTATACAGGCACACCGTACACAGGATGCTCGTCACCGTACTTGTACGAGATACGCACCGTAGAGCCTGCTGGAATGTCACCACCAAACGTCTCACCTTCTGCGTCTATCACACGCACTGGGTACTTGCTGGCGAACTTTCGTTGCATGATAGCATCGTCACCCTCGCCGTAGGACTTCAGTCGAACACCCTTGCTGGACAGTTCGTTACTTGTGTCATCATTCAGTGTCAGAGTCACAGTATATCGTCCGGTGTCTTTACCTTCGTAGACCTCAGTCTCTTTAACGTTGATGAATTGTGCTTTACCTTCAATTACCGCCATTTATCGTTCTCCTATAGTTAGCGATTGAACAGTTAGTTGTAATGAATTTATCGTTCATTACCATAGTAGTATACCACAGTTTTCCTATAATGCAAGCTCCTCCTGTATAAAATATTCACTATTGAAGTCATCAGCCTCGTCTGGACGGTATAGTGCATCGTTGCTGTATTGTGCACAAGTGCTGCACAAGTCGAGGAATTCCCCAGTGATCTTGTCTTTTCTGGACAACTCGTGATTCTCTAGAATAATATTACATGCCTTGCATCGCATTAGTGTAGTTCCTCTCGTGAAAATAAATCGTTGTGTATTGCCTGCACTTCTGATAGTGGTCGGTTCTCTAAGTCTTGTGTCATGTGATCCGCTGCCATTGCCAGCATTTCGTGCACACTACAGGAGTTTAGTTTGTAGTCCACCAAGTCGCGTATCATGCGGTCAATAGGGTCTAGTTCGTCGGGATCTGTCACGTCTACATCATAGCTGTATGAATCACTCACGCTGCTACCTCCTGTTGATTGAAAAAGTGTCTGCTGGCGTTAGTCCAGCGCATGTCGATTATATCAGCTTTGCTGGCGTAGTACAAGCGATAGGCTGCTATAGAACAATCGCGCTTGTATTCGTCGGGCATACACTGGGGCGGTTGTGTGTGGTGTACATTCCACGGCATACCCTCTGGCGGCTCTCTGAGCGCGTCACGGCACTTTTGGATGGTTAGGTGTGTCTTGTGATAGCGTCGTGTGTATTCGTCGCCTAGGGCCATCATATGGTCATAGAGCCAACGATAGTTGCTGGTGCACTCTCTAGTCCATACAGTGCTGGGATGGTTCTTGTGTGTTGTTTTGTACACTGCACGCTCGCTGTTGAACTCGTGGTGAGCCGTAGAGAGCATTTGTGCGCTCTCTAGGATCATTTTTACCACGTGCTTGTCGCACTGCTGCTGCGCTGCCCGTGTTGGGCACTTGTCCAGATAGAATATGTTCATGCCTCGAATGCTCCTGTTATATCTGTGTCTATCAAGTCTGCCAGTTCTTGCTCTGCTGTGTCAAGTATGTCGTGTGCATATTGCTTCGCTTCGTCCTCTGACGTAGCAGACACGACCATTTCTACATTTACTACGTACTCTACCGGCACGCTATCGTCCGGCTCGTGCAGCGCCTCGATTGCTCTCGTGTCACTGGTGGCGCGTAGCGAGTCCATGTGATCCGCTACACTCCTGCCACCAATGCTCACACCTAATTGCTCGAATAAATCCATTGTCTTATGCTCCTGTTGTTATGCGTTGTTGATATTCTCTATCAGTTCTTCGACCCTGTCAATATGGTTTTGCAATATTTGCCATTCTACTTCGTCTCGCGCTTCCATCGAATCCGTCACTATACTTTTCTTGATCTTCTCTAGCTCGCCTACAATCTGGTGCAGGCATACTCCATCCGTCGCACTCATGTCTCATGCTCCTATAATTAGTCCAATTGTAAAACCCCATATCCACCAAAGGCATCCCTTCCAGAATGGTAGATCCTGCGATGTCTCTTGCTCTAGTTCTTCGCTCATGTCTACAGTCTCCTATTTACTCAACTCAATAATGAACATATACACCAGCCCTAGCCACATGAACATCACTGGCACTGCCATAGCTGATCCCGACACGATGCCGTCGATGATCTGATTGCGTCTCCTGCGCTGTCGTTTCTGTTTTGCTGTCCTCATGCTGTTATGCTCCAAAGTAATAGCTGCTAGTGTTGGTGTTAGTCTGCAAGGCGCTACCATTTTTGTTTGGTATGCCGTGAACCTTAGCTAGGCGCTTTAGCTCTGCTTTGTATTTCTCTTGGCTATAGGTTAGCAGTTGCTCGTTGCCGTTCAAGTAAATTTTGTATATAAAACTCATGTTGTTATGCCTCCATTGCATGTATGTCGAATTGCTTATGAATTAGTTTCAAATCAAGTTTGCCGTACTCACTGACAGTGAAAAACCCAGCGTTATAGATGCGTTCAAAACTACGTTCTAGGCGTGCTAGTTCTTCGATTGTGTTTGCCTTGTTTAAGCGTTGCAATGCTGATTTATATTCCTCTGACATGTCTATACGTCCCCCACTAATCTGTGCAGTTCTTTTTGTGGCACTTGTTCCACTGGTGAAGTAACACCCGTCAGCCACTTGTTGATGTGCTTGCTGGTAGTCACCGACCATTTCTTTTCAGTGCGAATGTATCGACCAGAGGGCAGTAGTGCAGCCACTGGTGTTTCATAGCTGAAGAATACCACAGCACCACACGTCAGGCTGAGTTCAGTTTGGTTTGATCCGTATTGTCGTAATTTCATTTTGTCGTTCTCCTATGATGCGTAATCGTATTCTGTGGCTTCTGACCACTTGGTATAGGTGCTTGCAGCCATTGTGCCCATGATAGCCTCACGTGCCTCTAGCGTGTAGGTATTGGGCAATGTAACCTCAGCGTATATATCGCCATTGTCATTAAGTAGCACATAGTGCACGTTGTGTTCTTTCCATTCCAAACAGGTCATGTCGTTCTCCGTCGTTGTTATCTTAGTGTAATCACTGGAGCCTACTGGTGTCAATAGGCTCCTATGATGCACTAGATGTTACGCCCGTACCTTGTGAATCCTACCGTCGCGTGCGAATACTTCCCTATACGGTGCGTCGTTGACTGTCTCAATTTCTCTGAAGTGTGGATATTTCTTTATGTCGTCTTTGTGTGCCAGTACATATCTAACATCGCCCGTCTTGTTCCCATCAATCCAGCAGTCTACCCATATCTCGTAGGTATTCCACCCTTCTCGTGCCAGTTCCGTCTCTTGTTGTGCTTGTTGTATGTAGTCCATGGCTGCGCCCCTTGTTGTTAATGTGAAGCCATTGTGACCCATAGAATGCACACTGTCAACAACATTTGTTCCTATCGAATCACAGGTCTTGATAGGTAGAATCAATTGGACTGTGGTTACTGGGGTGTGCTGGGGTGTGCTAGAGGCTCCTACTCTGGCCCACACTTGTCCACTCTTGTCAACTCTTTTTTTCTCTTGACATCTCGTGTCATCTATGGTTGCGCCCTAGAGTCACTCAGGTTTTTCTCTTGTTGTCAAGTGTTGACACGAGGACTATTGTGTGCTATCTAAGACTCATGCAGGAATCATGCCAACTCTTGTGCAATCTTTTGTTGACATGAGGGCTGGGGTGTGCTAGAGGGGACGGGGGTACCGCACCGCAGTCGGCAATTGTAACGGTAGGCACTCCTGTACATCAAAAGCAAAACTAGAAAAAACTAGGAAAAGCAAGTGTTTACTAACATGCCTAACCTCTTGAATACTAAAGAAAACTTCAGCACTGTAAATTAACACATAAAAGGACTTGACAAACACAGAAAAATATGCTATAATGTTACTGTATTCTTTAGAGAAGCTAGAAGGTAAAATACACATATGGATATTGATAATGAGCCACCTAAGCGTAAACGAGGGAGACCTAGGAAAACAGATGTAGTCTCTAAATCTAAAGGATCTAGAGGTGTCAGGGGTAGACCTAAAGGTGACGCAAGTATTATCAATGAGTACAAAGCACGTATGTTGGCTTCACCTAAGTCACGTAAGGTGTTGGATGCTATCTTCGATGCTGCTCTAGATGACGAACATAAGAATCAAGCGGCTGCATGGAAACTAGTGATGGATCGCATGTTACCTCTAAGCTACTTTGAGAAAGATAGTGCTGGTGGTAGATCTGCGGTATCTATAACCATCTCTGGTATAGGTGCGGGGTCTGTAGAAACTGATGTTACTAAAGAACCAATAGAGGGCGAATATACGGATGTTTAGATACTTCGACAGGGAAGAGTTTGTGTGTCAAGCCACAGGCGAGAATGAGATTGAAGATGAACTGATCCATGCCCTAGATGAGCTTAGAGAACACTGTGGTTTTCCTTTTGTTATCACAAGTGGCTATAGATCACCTGATCACCCTTTAGAGTTACGAAAGAAACATCCCGGTACACATGCACAAGGCATAGCAGCGGACATAGCTGTGTCCTCTGGTCTACAAAGGTACACTATAGTAAAGAATGCTATTAAGTTAGGCTTTACTGGTATTGGTGTTGCTGGAGGCTTTGTGCATGTAGACATTAGAGCTACTGATACACCTGTAATGTGGACGTATAGTTAGTGAACACTAACAGAGAATACCTAAAGACTTTAGCACAACAAGAGGATCTAAACTGGGATGGAGATCCTGATTTAGATGCTGAGTATGAGTGTGAAGAAGAAAAAGACTTAGATGAGCTAGTAGTTAAGTATTTCTATGACTGATCTTAACATACAACTGCTTGATTGGCAAAAGCAAGTCTGGTCTGATGATACTAGATTTAAGATTGTAGCTGCCGGTAGACGTACAGGTAAGTCCAGACTAGCAGCTTGGATGTTGATTGTTAATGCTCTACAGGCAGACAAAGGCCATGTGTTCTATGTAGCTCCAACACAAGGACAGGCCAGAGACATCATGTGGCAAACACTATTGGAGCTGGCGCACCCTGTTGTAACTAACGCACACATAAACAACCTACAAATTAAGTTAGTCAATGGCGCTACTATATCACTGAAGGGTGCTGACAGACCAGAGACTATGCGTGGTGTGTCACTAAAGTTCCTAGTGATGGACGAGTACGCTGACATGAAGCCTGAAGTCTTTGAGCAGATCCTTAGACCTGCCTTGGCTGACCAGAAGGGTGCTGCACTGTTCATTGGTACACCTATGGGGCGTAATCACTTCTACGATCTGTACAAGTACGCAGAGCTAGAGGACGATGAGTCTTATACTGCATGGCACTTTACAAGTTATGACAATGAGTTGTTAGACCCAGATGAGATTGATCTAGCTAAGAAGTCTATGTCATCCTACGCATTCCGTCAAGAGTTCATGGCATCCTTTGAAGCTAGAGGCTCAGAGATGTTTAAGGAGGAGTGGGTTAAGTTTGGTGAAGCACCGGAGATAGGTGACTACTACGTTAGCATTGACTTAGCTGGCTTTGAGGACGTAAGTAAGAAGAGAACTAAAAACTCTAAGCTGGATGAATCAGCTATTGCTGTTGTGAAAGTAAATGAGAATGGCTGGCACCTAGAGAACATTATATACGGTAGGTGGGACTTAGCGGAGACAGCTAGAAAGATCTTTGAGGTTGTTAGAGACTACAGACCCATCAGTGTAGGTATTGAGCGTGGTATCTCCAAGCAAGCTGTGATGTCACCTCTAATGGACTTGATGAAGCAACGTGGTAGATTCTTTGTTGTAGAAGAATTAACACACGGCAACCGTAAGAAGACAGACAGAATCATGTGGGCGCTTCAGGGTAGATTTGAGAATGGTCAGATTACTCTAGGGCAAGGTGAGTGGAATAGTAGATTCATGGATCAGTTATTCCAGTTCCCTGACCCGTTAACACATGATGACCTTGTGGATGCCTTTGCGTACACAGACCAACTAGCTAAAGTAGCGTACAATTACGACTTTGAGATTGATGATCTTGAGGTCTTAGACGCAGTAACAGGATATTAACATGCCCAGAAAAGGATTATACAGTAACATTCATGCCAAACGTAAGCGAATCAAGGCCGGTAGCGGTGAAACGATGCGTAAGCCCGGTAGTAAAGGCGCTCCTACCGCTAAATCGTTCAAGAAAGCAGCCAAAACAGCCCGAAATAGAAAATTACGAAGGGGTCGGTAATGGATTACGGTGATAATGACGTTCTGTCTAGCGACGAACACCTAGAAAACTGGGTAATGGCTAAGTGTGACTCGTGGCGAGATCACTATGAGTCCAATTATGCAGAAAGATTTGAAGAATTCTACCGTTTATGGCGTGGAATCTGGGCAGCAGAGGACATGGAGCGCAAAAGTGAGCGTTCACGTATCATTTCACCCGCATTACAGCAGGCTGTAGAGTCCAGTGTAGCAGAAATTGAGGAAGCAACCTTTGGTCGTGGTAAGTATTTTGACATCACTGACGATCTAGGGGACGCAGAAGCACAAGATGTTGTGTATCTACGCACTAAGCTGCATGAGGACTTTGAGAAGACTCAAATACGCAAGCAAGTAGGTGAATGTCTCATCAACAGTGCTGTGTTTGGTACTGGTGTAGCTGAAGTAGTGCTAGAGGAAGTCAAAGAGATGGCTCCTGCTACACAGCCTATTATGGACGGACAGCTACAGGCAGTAGGTGTTAACGTCACAGACCGTACAGTAGTTAAGCTACGCCCTGTACTGCCACAGAACTTCCTAATTGACCCAGTAGCTACATCCATACAGGACGCTATAGGCGTTGCTGTGGATGAGTTTGTGCCACGACACAAGGTACAACAACTACAGGAAGAAGGTGTCTACAGGAGCGTGTACGTAGGTCAGGCGGCTAGTGACTACGACCTAGAGCCAGATCAAGACCTAACTAGCTACGATGAAGACAAGGTACGCTTAACCAAATACTACGGTCTTGTGCCTCGTTACTTGCTAGAGATTGGTGAAAAAGAAGCACTGCTTGACGATGACGAAGACATTGCTGATGTTGAACTAGAGGAACCAGAGAACAATGAAGATGCCAGCTATTACGTCGAAGCTATTGTGGTTGTGGCTAATGGAGGCATCCTACTAAAAGCAGAAGCTAACCCATACATGATGCAGGATCGTCCTGTAGTAGCTTTCCCTTGGGATGTAGTTCCCGGTAGGTTCTGGGGACGTGGTGTGTGTGAGAAGGGTTACAACAGCCAGAAGGCGCTTGACACGGAGCTTCGTGCCCGTATTGATGCCTTAGCACTGACTGTACATCCAATGATGGCTATGGACGCTACACGCCTTCCTAGAGGCTCTCGTCCAGAAGTACGCCCCGGTAAGATCTTGTTAACCAATGGCGACCCTAAGTCTGTCATCAACCCATTCAACTTTGGTCAAGTGAGTCAGATTACATTTGCACAGGCAGCAGAACTACAGAAGATGGTTCAGATGTCTACAGGTGCCATTGACTCCGCTGGTATCCCCGGCAGTATCAACGGTGACGCTACGGCTGCTGGTATCAGTATGTCCCTTGGTGCAATCATCAAGCGTCACAAGCGTACCTTGATTAACTTCCAACAGTCCTTCTTGATTCCTTTTGTCAAAATGGCTGCTTGTCGTTACATGCAGTTTGATCCAGAGAACTATCCTGTCAAGGACTATAAGTTTAACACTACGTCTACTCTAGGCATTATTGCTCGTGAGTACGAAGTAACACAGCTTGTGCAACTATTGCAGACCATGCCAGCAGAGTCTCCACTGTACAACACGTTGATTCAGTCAATTATTGACAACATGAACCTGTCTAACCGTGAAGAACTGATGGCTAAGTTGGCTCAGGCAGAACAGGCATCACAACCTACTGAAGAACAGCAACAGATGCAACAAGCGGCTGCACAGGCACAGATGGCCTTCCAGCAGTCACAGACAGCAGCACTTAATGGTCAGGCACAGGAGTCTAATGCTAGAGCGCAGAAGATTGCTGTAGAGACACAGCTTGCACCACAGGAGCTACAGATTGACCAGATTAAGGCAGTCACAGCTAACCTGAAGGCAGGCGACCAAGAGGACAAGGAGTTTGAGCGTCGTATGAAGATTGCTCAGACATTCTTGAAAGAGAAAGAGATTGACCTAAGAAACTCTCCTTCTGCTCCTGCTGCTCAACAACAGCAACCCATGCAACCCCAGCAACCCCAGCAACCCCTTAGACTGCAACAAGGATAAATTGATGGTCGTAACACGTACAGAACTAACTCAGATAGTAGATCAAGTCAATAAAAAGTTTGATGAACTAGAAGCTAAAATTAAAGAGTTAGAGGCAAAGAATGTTAAGAAACTACCGAACAAGAAGGCGGCGTAATGCCTAGTCCACGTAGAGGTAAAGCAAGAGTAAAAGTGACTTCCAGTGGCAAAAAAGTCTCTTACGGTCAGGCAGGTCAAGCTAAAGGCGGTGGCCCTAGAGTAAAGCCGGGAACCAGTAAGGGTGACAGCTACTGTGCTAGGTCGCTAGGTATCAAGAAACGTCTTCCTAAAAAGAAGCAAAATGATCCTAACACACCTAACAACTTATCACGTAAGCGTTGGAAGTGTTCTGGCGCAAAATCAAGGAGAAAGTAATATGCCAATGGTAGGCGGAAAGAAGTACAGTTACACCCCTAAAGGTAGAGCAGCAGCAGTTAAAGCTAAGAAACGTCAAAACATGAAGCCTCGTGCAACAGGTGGACGTAGGGGCCGCTGACGGTGATTGCAGAGATAAGTGCAATTGTTGCTGGTGTCAATGCTGCTACGTCTGCTATTAAGCGTGTAGCTGAGACTACCAACGACATCTCAAGTATCTCTGCTTTCTTATCTACTCTTGGAGGTGCAGAGGTAGAGTTAGCTAGAGCGCAGAATGAAGGCGGACTATCTGAAGGAGATGCTGTCAAAGCTGCACTGGCTAAGAAACAAATACAAGAGACTATGAAGGAGATTAAGGATCTCTTTACAGTCAGTGGTAACGGACAACTTTATCAAGAGGCCATGCTTGCAATGGCTGAAGCTAGGAAGGCTAAACAACTAGAGTTAGCTAGAGCAATAGCAGCTAAGAAGAAGTTTTGGAAGGACGTTAGAGAGATAGGTGCTGTCATAGGTGTACTGGTGTTTTTAGTCCCTATGTGCCTAGCACTTTTAATTTCATATTTAACAAAATAACACTTGACAAATGAGTCAAAGTATGCTATAATGTATAGGTACATAAGTGTACACAAGTATTCTTTAACAAAGGTAAAATACTATGACTCAAGAGTTAGAAACATACTTTAACAATTACTTTGCTATGTTTAGATCAGAAGGCTGGAAACAGCTAATCTCTGACTTACAGAGTAATGTTATACAGATCAACTCAGTAGAAATGACTACGGATAATGATAACTTGAACTTCCGTAAGGGACAGTTAGCTATCCTAGCAACCATATTAAATCTTGAAACACAGATTGATAACGGCTATCAACAAGCAGAATCAGAAGAGTCTGTAGATGAGGCTGTTTGATTTTAGATGTCCTTGTGGCAAACTGTTTGAAGATTTAGTTAAGTCTGATGTTACAACTTCTAGGTGCAGTTGTGGCTTGGACGCTAAACGTGTTATCTCTCCAGTGAGATCTAACCTTGAAGGCATTAGTGGAGACTTCCCTGATGCACATGATAGGTGGGTTAAACGACGAGAGCAGCACATGGCACATGAACGAAGGCAAACCTCCTAGAGAACCTTCATACTAAACATCTCCACAATACTAAGGTACGGAGTTAATAATGGCTAAGATTATTGAACCTGAGCGTCAGGATACTCAAGAAGAGAACGAACAGCAACTAGATATGTTTGCACAAGTAGAGGAACAACAGGAAACTCCTGAACCACAGGAACCTGAGATCCCAGACAAGTACAAAGGTAAGTCCGCTGAAGAACTTGTACAGATGCACCAAGAAGCTGAGAAGCTATTGGGCCGACAGAGTTCTGAAGTAGGTGAGCTACGTAAGGTTGTTGATACGTATATCCAGACACAACTCACAGAAGATACTAAAGAAGCACCCCAACAAGACGAAGAAGTAGATTGGTTTACAGACCCTGATAAGGCTGTAGATAGGGCTATTCAGAACCATCCTAAGATTAAGGAAGCTGAAGAAATCACCCAGCAATATCGTGCAAGTACAGCAATGGCAGAGCTACAGCGTAAGCACCCTGACATGAAAGAAATCTTGCAAGATACTAACTTTGCTGAATGGATTAAAGCATCTAATGTTAGGACTAAGCTGTTT